TACCTCAAACCGATTGAGGACCTGCTGACGGACCTGGTGCCTGGCACCCAGGAAGTGCGCTTCAACGTCGAAGCCCTCCTACGCTCTGACACCAAGACCAGGTACGAGACGTACAAACTCGCGCTGGATGGTGGGTGGATGCACCCAGACGAGCCACGCGACATCGAGCACATGCCACCGCGCACCGACCTACCCGCCCCGAAGGAAACCCATGTCAACGAAACTGCTTGAACGCTCCCTGTTGATCCGTGAGTTCAACGAGGAAACCCGTGAATTCACCGGCTTGGCCGTCCCGTACGAGTCGCCCACCGTGATCAATGACTGGTGGATGGCCACCGAGTACGAGGAATCCTTTGCGCGTGGCGCAGTCCAGGACTCCGAGGGCGCAAAGATTTTCTGGCAACACCGCGAATCCATCGGCAAAGTCATCTCCGCCCGCGACACCGACGAGGGCTGGGAGATCACCGGCTACCTGTCGCGCACGGCTCGTGGCGATGAAGCCTACACCCTCCTGCGTGACGGCGTAATCGAACATCTCTCGGTTCGGTTCAAGTCCCTTGAGCACACCGAGGTTCCGGCCACCAAGGACCAACTGACCCAGATTATCCGCACCAAGGTTCTCGTGCGCGAAGTGTCCCTCGTGGACTTCCCCGCCTACGAGGGCGCAACTGTCAGTGCCGTTCGCTCACAATCCGCACCACCCACCACCACCGAAATGGAGAACACACGCATGGACCCCGAAACCCTCGCCCCGCTGCATGAAGCAATCGAAGACCTCAAGCGCGGTCAAACCCTGCTGACCCAGCAAATCGACACCGCCAGCGCAACCGATGTTGCGCCACTATCCCAGTTCCGCAGCGCTGGTGAGTTCCTCAAGGCCGCTATCGCACCAGACGGTGACGAAGCCCGCGCCGAGTACACCGAAATGATGGCTCGCGCCTATGAGGGCGCTACCACCGATAACTCGATCCTCCTGCCGACCTGGGTAGGCGACCTGACCCGTCTGATCGACACCCCGGACCCGCTCAACGGCATCTTCTCCACCGGCGCGCTACCCGCCCAGGGAATGAGGCTGGAATACGGTCAACTCGAATCCGATTCGAGCGCCGTGGACGAGCAGGAAAACGAAGGCGACGACCTCACCTATGGTGAAATCGCGCTGACCACCGAGACTGCCGACATCAAGACCTACGGTGGATACACCGAACTGACGCGCCAGACCATTGAGCGCTCCAACGTGAACTACCTCGACCACGCGTTGCGTGCCCTCGCGCTGGCCGCAGCGCGCCGCAAGATCACCAACAAGCGCGCCCAGTACGCTAACGCGGTCGCCGCCCAGATCACCGCAGGCAACACCGTGGATGCTGGCGCAGGAACCTACGTGGACTGGGTAGGTGCTCTGGTAGACGGCGCGGAAAAGTTCGTGGACCTGGGTCTGGCCCTGGAACACCTCGTGGTCTCCAAAGGCATCTTCAAGGAACTGGCCGCGCTCACGGATACCGCAGGTCGCCCGCTGCTGACCGTCCGCAACGACGGCACCAACAGCGTGGGAACTTTGAACCCGACCGGACTGTCTGCGAACCTTGCCGGGGTTGAGGTGCGCGTCAACCTCAAGCAGGCCGCACCAGGTGCAGCGCTGACCAACCGCCTCGCCCTGCGCGAGTACTCCAGCCCCGTTGTCTCGCTCCAAGACGAGAACATCATCAACCTGTCCAAGGCGTTCTCGCTGTACTTCTACGCAGCGTTCGCCCACGAAATCCCCGGCGCTATCGTGCCGGTCACCCTCGACTAATGGCACTGCCCACAGTCGATCAGTTTCGCGCCTACATCGGGGACCAAGTGACCGATTCCGCGGTGCTCCAAGGGCACCTGGACGCAGCGCGGGACCTGGTGGACAAGTTCGTAGGACAAAACCAGGTGCCTGACCCGGTCATGGATCAGGCCTACCTGGAAACGGCCTCGAAACTCTCGGCCCGCCGTATCGCGACACCAGCCGCCTATGGCGGGATCACCGAGGGTGGGGCGGGTATCCCGGCCCCGCTCGATCCGATGATCACCACCTATCCGCTGCTACGGCGATGGGTACCGGCGTTCTGATGAAACTGACCTCAACGCGCCGTACCACCGCCCAGGTGATCGAGGACGAAACCACGATCCACACCCACGCGATGCTCCCACCCGCACTACGCCCACCGTGCGCGATCCTCGTGCCCGGTGACCCCTACGTCAGTGACGGGATGGTGTTCACCAAAGCGCTGATCACCTACGAACTGCGCCTCGTGGCACCGCAGACGCAGCAACCCGAAACCGCCCTCGATCAGCTCGAACAGATGGCGGAAACCGTGTTCGAGCACCTGGGCGATGACTACCGCCTCGCGCTCGGTGGCATCTCTGAACCCTATTCCCTGGTCATCGGGGGAGCCACCAGTTTTCCTGCCGTCTCCATCGGTGTGACGGTCGAAATCGACAGATAGAAAGGGCCGTACATCATGGCTGAATCAACCCGCATCAAGGGTAAATACCTCCTGATGAAACTGGGCACGCCCGGCACTGATTACAAGTGCGACGTGACCAGTTGGACGCTTGCACCAGGTGACCCAGACACCGACACCGTCACCTACTGCAACCCAGACGGTGAGACCCCGTGGACACTGTCTATGACCGCGATCCAGTCCACTGACACCGAATCGTTTTGGACCTACGCGTGGGAACAGTCCGGCGAAACTGTGCCGTTCACTGCCGCGCCGTGGGGTAACGCTGAACCTACCGATGACCAGCCGCACTTCATCGGCATGGTCAAGATCGGTCGCAAGCCCTCTATCGGTGGTGAAGCAGGCTCGCAGACCACTCACACGTTCGAGTTGGAGTGGGAAGTGGAAAGCGAACCGACCAAGGTCGGCGCTACCACCGAACCGTAATGTCTGACGCGTTCACTCTCGCAGCCGGTGACGGGGTACAAGTCCGCGTCACCGGCCTGCGCGACACCCTACGCGCCATGTCGCGTGCTGGCGCTGCTGCCGAGGACATGAAGGAAGTCATGCACTCACTCGGCATGATCGTGGTCCACGCGGCCCGCCCACCCACACGCTCCGGCGCTCTGGCGGGCACGATCCGTGCATCGAAGACCAAAACCAAAGCCGTGGTACGGGCCGGATACGCGTCCGTCCCCTATGCGGGGGTCATCCACTACGGGTGGCCTGCCCGCAACATCCCTGCAAACCCGTTCCTCGACCAAGCCCGCGCCGAGCAGATGCCCCGCATCCTGCGCGAGTTCGAAGCGGCCCTGATCGACATTCTTGACAAGGAAAAACTGACATGACACAGCCTCAGAAGATCAAGTTCTCACAACTCACCCTGGGTGAACTGTCCGTCCTGGAAAAGCAGGGCGGCTTTGACCTGGGCAACATCGGGGATTCGTTCACCTCCGCGCAAATGGCCGCACTGGCCTACATCTTGACCAAGCGGTTCGTGAACTCCCGGTTCACCTGGAACGAAGCACTCGGCTTGACCCTGGAAGACGCGCAAAACCTCATGGAAACCCACCTCGACAACGACGAGGCCGAGGAATCCGATGAGGAAGACCCAAAAGCACTGGATCAGATTCCCACATATCCACAGCCGCCGTTGCCCGCTGGATCAGAGTCAACCGATCCGGTGGACCTATCTCCTGGCGCGACTTCAATCGACTAACGATTGCCGATTACCAGGTTTTTGACGAACTCCTAGACACCCTCGAACAGGACTAACCATGGCGAACAAACACGCGATCACTATCGCGGTGCTGGCAGACACCAAGAACTTCGCCAAGTCCATGAAAAACCTGTCCACCGAAACCGGCCTGTCCAAGGTCGGCAACGGCGTGAAAAAGGTCGGTGGCTTTCTCAAGAAAGCCACCGGCGCTGCTGCCGGTCTTGCCGTGGCTATCGCTGCCGTGGCGATCAAGGGTGGCTTTGACCGTGCCATGAAGATCGAGGACGCCCGCGCTTCCCTCGAAGGTCTGGGCCACTCCACGAAATCCATCGACAAGATCATGGGCTCAGCCCTGGAATCGGTGAAGGGCACCGCGTTCGGTCTAGGCGATGCGGCCACTATCGCCTCGACAGCGGTGGCGGCGGGGATCAAGCCGGGGGAGAAACTGACCCGCACCCTGAAACTGACCGCGAACACCGCAGCCCTGGCCAAGGTTGGCCTGAATGAGATGGGGTCGATCCTCAACAAGGTCTGGACCGCTGGGAAGGTCTCGACCACTGAACTGAACCAGATAGCCGATCGTGGTATCCCGATCTGGACGAAACTCGCCGAGCACTACAAGGTCAACGGCACCGAGCTACGCAAGATGGTCTCAGGCGGTAAAGTCTCCGCCGAGGACTTCGCCAGCGTTCTCGAAGGCACCGTGGGCAACGCCGCCGAAGCGATGGGTAACACCACTCGTGGAGCGTGGAACAACATGCTGGCCGCGCTCAGCCGTGGTGGTGAAGCGTTCCTCAAGGGCGTATTCCCCTACTTCAAAAAGGGCTTCACCGGGATCACCGGGCTGCTGGACAAGATTGCACCACTGGCCGAAAAACTCGGTCAAACCTTTGGCCGCTGGGTCGAAGGGACCGTGATCCCCGCCCTGCAAAACCTGGGCACGTGGATCACCACAACAGTGGTGCCCGCCCTCAAAGAACTCGGCGCGTGGATCGTGTCGAACCGGGCCACCCTCGAAGAGTTGGGCGCGAAACTCACCGAGATAGGCCAAACCGTCCTGGCCGCGTTCATTGCCACCCTGCAAGCCGCTTACGCTGCCCTACAGACCACAGCGCAGTGGATCAAAAACAACCATGACTGGCTCGTGCCCCTGGTCACCGTGATTGCGTCCGCTGTGGCCGGGTACAACGCCTACATCAAAGTCATGGCGATCTGGAAGGCCGCTGTCGTCGCAGCCAAAGCCGCCCAAGTGGCCCTCAACGCCGCGATGGCCCTCAACCCTATCGGCCTGGTGATTGCAGCGGTGGCCGCACTGACCGCTGGCCTGGTGTGGTTTTTTACCAAGACCGAGACCGGCAAGCGCACCTGGGACCGTATATGGAGCGGGATTAAGTCCACGTTCCAGGGCGCTATGCGCGCTATCCAGCCCGTCCTCAAAGAGTTGAAAGCCTACTGGGACGTGATGTGGCCGCGCATGAAAGCGTTGTGGGACGCGGTAGGCCCGCCGCTGATCAACTACATTAAACGTCTGTTCTCGGTCATGGGATCGAGCGTGGGGACCGTGTTCAAAAACATGGGCGTGGTCATTAAAACGATCTGGAACCAGATCAAGAACGTGATCAAGACCGCGCTGGGTGTGATCCAGGGGATCATCAAAACCGTCACCTCGATCATGAAGGGCGACTGGAAGGGTGCCTGGGACGGCATCAAACAGATCGTCACGTCCATGACCGACGGTATCCGTAACACGTTCAAGAACCTCGCCAGTGGTATGGGTGAGATCGGGAAGAACATCATTCGCGGCCTGGTGGGTGGCCTCAAGTCTCTCGCGTCTGCGCCTGGTGAAGCGCTCTCTGCTATCGGCTCTGGTATCAAGAACAAGTTCAAGTCGATCCTGGGTATCCACTCCCCGTCCAAGGTGTTCGAAGGTTTCGGCGCGAACATCGTGCAGGGTCTCGTATCGGGTCTGGATAAGAACCGTGAGCGTGCTGGCGTGGCGATCACCAAGATAGCCAACAAGATCACGGACGCTAAGCACCTCCAAGGCAAGAGCGCTTTGGTGGAGTACGTGCGCGCCCAGGGACGCGACCTCGACGCACTGTGGAAATCACATGATGCCACGGTCAAGAAACTGGCCAAAGCCAAGGACGAACTCAAGGCTCTGCTTGATGCCCGCCGCTCCATGCGCGATCAAATCGCCTCGAGTTTGAGCGGTGCGGTCAACCTGGGATCGGTGGTGGCCAAAGACGAAGACGGCAACATAGCCAAGGGCAAGACAACCAAGAAAGATGTAGCCTCCTACGTCTCCGGTCTGGCGAAGAAAGCCAAGACCTTTGCCGCTCGCATGAAAGACCTGGTGGCTAAAGGCTGGCCTGATTCCTTGGTGCAGCATGTGGCCGGGCTGGGCTGGGATGAGGGTATCGAGGTGGCCAACGCTCTGCTGGCCAAGGGCAAGGGATCAACCGCAGCGAACGCGGCGATCAAGGCGGACTGGGCCTCTATCGAGAAGTCCTCCCTCTCGGTGGGTAAGACCGTCTCGAACTCGATGTTCTCCGTGGGTGTGGACGCTGCCCAAGGGCTGGTGGATGGGCTCAAAGCATCTGCGAAGAAGACCGAGAAGGCTGCTAAAGACCTGGCGAAGACCCTGGCGAAGTGGGTCAAAAAGGAACTGGGCATCGCGTCCCCATCCAAACTGTTTCGCCGGTTTGGGCGGTTCACCACCGAGGGCTTGGCGATCGGCTTGACTGATGAAGCCTCACGGGTAACCAAGTCCATGAAAAAGGTTACCGGTCTGGTCACAGACGGCTACAACCCCTCGCTATCTCCCACCCTGCCCAACGGGGCACAACCCCACACCGCCGGATCGGTGACCTATGAGATCACCGTGAACGCGTTGACAGCGACCGAGGAAGTAGGCCGCAAGGTGGTCGAGTCCATCAAGAAGTTCGAGCGTGCTGGGGGGCGGGTATGAAGCTCGAAATCCTTGCACCCACTCAAGGCGCGTTCGTGCTGGGACGCACCCAGTTGCCGCACACCCTGACCGCTCTGGACGGCGCGCAGGCGTGGACGGATTACACGTGTGACGGCACGGCGATCACGATCACCCGGGGTGGGGATCGTGACCCGGCCTCGACCCGTCTGGGTCCAGGGGTGCTCACTCTCACCACGCGTGCGCCCTCGCCGGTGACCGATCCGGCCCTGATGCCGGGGCGCATGGTGCGCGTCACCCAGGACGCGGTGACCGACTGGAATGAGATACACGTATCCGACCTGGCACCAGGTGATCGACCGTTCTGGATCACGAACGGTAACGGGCATTTCTTCCACGCCTCCACCTCATACACCTCACAGGGCATGGTCAGTACCTGGTATACGGACCCGCCTGGGACCGGCGTGTTCAACCCGGCCTGGTTCAACACGAGCGAGATGGGTATCCCCGCAGGCTCCATCGTTGAGGTGCAACTGCGTAACACTGGTGACCCGATCACGGTGCGCACGGTCAACGGAAACGAAACTGTGGCCGAGGACCTTACCTGGTATCGCCCGCCGTTCATCGAGCAGGGTTCTGTGCTGTTTGACCCTCAGCGCTCCCGATCTGGAACGCTGACCTTTGCGGCTGTGCGCTGGGTGCCCGTAGGCACGCCCACGCGTGAAACCATCTTCACAGGTGTACTGAAACTGCCGCAGATCACCCCATCGGTCGAGGACGGCAAATACACCACCGTGGTCACGGCGCATGACCGTATGAGCGCGCTTGCCGCACAAATGCGCTACGGCGTGGTCTCCGGCAACCCGTCTGGCACCCAGTCGCTCAACGCCCGCCTGGTCACGCTGCTCGAATCCATCGGCCTCGATCCCACCGCGTGCGGTATCCACTTAGGTGAGCCAGTACCTGACCTCCTGGGTAAGGTCATCCCCGCCACGCCCACTGGTGTGAGCGGATATCGGGTAGACCGCGCCCAAGACGGCGACCAGGTGCGGATCACTGCACACTCGCTGAACACCCCGCCCGCCACTCTGCCCGCTCAGGCGTTCGGGGTACGCCACACATTGACCGGCCTCGTACCGGATCAGCCCTACCAGGTCGCTATCACCCTGCAACTGCTATCTGGCATCGTCACCGAGTATGCCGCCCGCATCGACTCCACCGAGGTCAGTTCGATCATCCTTCGAGACCCGCTGGAAAGTAGCCCCGCGGCTGTGCGGACCCTAACCGCCACGTTCACGGCTACCTCAACATCGCACACGCTCACTATCGCCAACCGCTCCGCCCACACATTTGTCTCTGTGGGTAGTGGCCCGGTTGCAGACCTGTATGTGGCCCGCCTGCTCGTGGCTGGCGCCGAGTCCGGCGACGTGCTGACCGATGTGGTCTACGAATCGAACCTGGCCAACCATTTCGCCCTGGCGTGTGACAGCGGGCAGATGCTCTGGCACGCCACCAAAGACTACGCCCTGCGCTTCCAAGACGGCCCGCGATTGATGCCCTATGAGTTCTCCGACGTACACACGAGCGACCGATACCACGTGTGCTACAGCGATCTTGATATGGCGTTCGATGACACGGCCCTGGTCAACGCGCTCACCATCTCTCAGCATGGCCGCAAGTACGACGCGGACCAGGGCGGCTGGTATGCGGATGACTACACGCGCTCGTTCACCGATCAGACCTCGCAGGCCACCTACGGCCAGTACGCCACCAGTGTGGACACCTGCCTGTATACCGGGCCGGGCTATGAAGGCCAACTACGTTCCCTCGCGTCCACGATCCTGACCGCCCAGGCGTACCCGCGCATGACACCGCGCTCCCTGACGTTTGACGCGTCCGAGTTCTTTGAGGCATCAGGACGGCTCGACCTTAACGACCAGGTGAACGTGACCCGCGCCGGGGTGACCTATCCGTGCGTGATTACCGGTATGCAGCGCCGGTCCACCCCGCGCCGTGGCCGCACGCCACGCGATCTGCTGACCCTGACCCTTTGGAGCATCCCTCATGGCTAAACTCACCATCTTTGTGGACGGTCAAATCGTGACCGCCGCCAACCTCAACACCATCACCCCTGACGTACCTGCTGCTGGTGACCCGCTAGACACGGACTGGGTTCCGCTCACATATGAAGCCGATTTCGAGCCTCAAGGGTCCGGTACTCCGCGAATCAGGCGTACGGGGATGACTGTGGAGTTGCGCGGTTTGGTCAAACCGAAAGCCGGGACACTTCCCACCAACAACACCACAGTGGTGATCATCCCACCCGAGTTCGTGCCTGCTGAATGGCTGTACCGGGCCACTACCGGCCAAGCCATGGCCGTTAACCACCGCCAAATCATCACCACTGGTGGTCAAGTCCAGATTGCAGTTTCCGCCAGCGGCTCCGCATGGTGCAGCATCTCCCAGGTCTGGCTCCTGGGCTAGTCAACTGAAAAGGAATCTCATGTCCTACCATCTCGCCCCATCCCTCGTACGCCTACGCGAACAGATCAACCAGGAATGGCCGCAGCGCGACACGACCTCAGACGGGTGGATAGGCGACACCCGTCACCAGGCCGTCAAATCGGATCACAACCCGGACTACAGCGCCGGGGGTGTGGTCCGGGCTATCGACGTGGACAAGGACGGAATCGAGGTTGACCGGCTCCTGGCCGCTGTCATGTCTGATGACCGCACCGCCTACGTGATCTTCGAGCGGCGTATCTGGACACCAGGCGCAGGGTGGCGCACCTACACCGGCCTGAACCCGCACACCAGCCACATTCACATCTCGATCAAGCACACCGCCACCGCCGCAGCGTCCGAACGCGACTGGCCACTCACCACCACGCCAGCACCATCTCAAGTAAAGGAACCCGAGCACGTGAAACGCATCAACCGGCTAGACAAGACCCCCACCCAGAAACTCCCGCAGCGCGAGTGGAAATACCTACGCATGAACGATAAGGGCGACGTGTCCGTTCTGCGCGATCCGGGCCTGTTCGACAGCGATCTACAGATCACCGCCGTGGATCTTCCACAAGAGTTCACGTTGCAGGCCCGCGCCGTCCTGGTGGAGAAGGTCAAAGACGGGTCATGGGCTATCGTGACCCGCTACCCGATCACCGAACACCGGGGAACGTCCGGGCAGACGTTCATCTCACAGTCGCAGAAGGGCACCCTGGCCCAGGGTCGCCGCCTGCGCTGGCAAGTGTGGACCGACGCGCCTGGCGCGGCGATCACCAACGTGTCTGTGCGTACAGACCTGTTCAACTAAGGAGAAGCATGAAGAACACTTTCACGCGGTCTACCCGCAAGTACGTGTACAGCGTCGCCCTGGCGTTTGCGCCCTTGGCGGTGTATCTGGGATGGATGGACCCAGCCGCCCTGCCGCTCGTGCTGCCGCTCGTGCTGGCGCTGCTGAACCTGACCCCCGAGGACTCCGAGGCCACCTCGTGACCACCCCACCGGTGGGAGAGGGTTATCTCAGCCTAGGCAAGCGCTTGGAGCGGATCGAAACAAAGCTCGATGACGTGGTGGAGAAGATGCCCACTGTCAACGACCTTGACCGCCGCGTGGCTGAACTCGAATCATGGCAGACCTGGGCCATGAGGATCGTGATCGGCGCGGTGATCACCGCCCTGATCGGCGTGGTGATCGTCATCCAGTAACCACCCGCACACGATAGCCCCACACCCTCGATGGTGTGGGGCTATACGTGGTTACGCAGTACGCCGTAGCCGGTCCTCGTAGACGTTCTTGACCGCAGCCCGCGCACGCTCCGCCGGAACCCGCACATAGCGTTGCGTGGTAGCAACCGTGGCGTGGCGTAAGAGTTGCTGGGTGGTGAGTAGGTCGCCCGTCTCAGCGTGCACGTCCGTGCCGAACTTGTGCCTCAACTGGTGCATGGTCGCCGCACCAGGCAGCAGCCGCGCCACGATCTTACCGACCCACTGGGGCGACATGTGGCCCGTGTCGCCCCACTCGCCGGGGAACGCCCACCCAGCCAACTGCCCGTCATTCTCACGCTTGATCTGATTGATCAGATCACGCGCCACAGAGTCCGTGAGTGGCACCGTTTGGAGCGTGCCGCCCTTACCGTGGACCCACAGCATCCAGCCGTCTAAGTCCTCGAACAGATCGTTCGCGTGAACGCTGGCGACCTCAGCGCGCCGCAGCCCGGCCTCACACGCGAGGCGCACCATGACCCGATCACGGTGTTTGCGGGCTTTGGATAGAGCGTGCTCATAGTCGCGTTCCGAGGCGGGCCGAGGCTGGGGAATGACACTGGGCACTTTGGGCCATTTCTCGGCCGGGGATTCCTCAACCCGGCCGGTATCGACGGCCCACGCGTAGAACTGCCGCACGCTCGTGCGGACCCCGCGCCGGGTCTCCATCACCCAGGTAAAGCCAGCAGCCCATTGCATCAGATCATCGAGCGTGACCTCGAACGGTCGCTTCGATGTGCAGAAGTCTCGTGCAAGCCATGAGACGTGTTCCCGCCGTGACCGCATCGTGGAATCTGCGCGTCCAGCCGCTGCAAGATAATCGAGCCATTTCTTGATCTCGTTTTCCCAATCACCTTTGATCGTTTGCATGTAGACAACATCGGCTACCTGCAAAGATTCATGCGGTTCTATATCGGGGACTAAATGGAGCATCGTCCGATCACGCGGCGATAGCGTTTGTCAAACTGTCCACCAACCAGAAGGTTGGGGGTTCGAATCCCTTCGAGCGCACAGTTGGACCCACTCAGGAAATCTGAGTGGGTCTTTTGTTTTGTCTACACCTGCCCTATGTGGCTTGTCGACGAGTTTGGTGGTGTGCCAGCGCATAGCACGTTAATCGGTGGGCTGTTTTTGGTCCGGCTGCGTGAACTTTATGTGCATACCTGGACGTTTTATGGCCCATCGGATTTTAGGTCAATTCGTAAGGTCTTGTGCGGGCCCACATCGATGCTACTTCGCGCGGTTCTTGACCAGTGTCAGAGCATAGGACTCCCACCATTGGCCCGCGGAAGGACCGCCGTTGCACGTGCCATCAGATTCGCCAGGCCGTTTGATCCAGAGAAGGCCATCAAGTGCACCAGAGCCGGTGTAGAGTTTCGGCTTCTTGCCAAGCCCTCGGCCAGAGGGGTTACACCATTCGCCACTCTTGGGTCCTTTGCCATTGCGTGAGGTATCCACGATGTAGTGCCTGTGGGCAGCCGTGACCTTTTGTTGTCTGAGTGCGGCGGAGACCTTCTTGGCGTATCTTTTCTCGGCTGAGGTGGAGTTAAAGTTTGAAACATTCGTCGCAAACCCGCGTGCGTGGGAGATACCTGCCGCCTTGAGTCGCGTAGCCATTGCCTTTGGCGTGCGCCAGTTGGAATGTCCACCGTCAAGGTAGACCCAGGCGCCAGCCTTGGTGAGTTTCTTCGTGGCGTACTTCAGCAGGTTGTTCCTGGTTTTCCCACCGCAGTCCAGTGCGAGAGAGTCGGGTTCCAACACGATCAGAGGCTTTGCCCCTTTGATTCCAGCAGCGACCTTGTTGATCCATTTCTTATAGGTCTTCGCATCGAGGCCACCGGCCGAATATTGGCCGCAGTCCCGCCCAGGAATCGCGTACAGCACCATGGTGGGACGGGCTTTTGCCTTGTTTGCGGCGCGAATATAGGCGGCAACGTCGCTCTTGACCGTGGCGACGGAATTCCAGTCGCCGAACCAACGGGCCTGCGGAGTCTTGGAGATGTGACTGAGTTGCTTGGCCACAGATGTTCGCCCCTGGGCTTTGGCCTGTCTGACCGCGATGACCGCTGAACCTTGAGTATCAACATGGAGTTTCTTGTATCTCTTGCCCTGCACTTCTGACTTCTTTGCCTGCAGTGCCGTGTGGATTGAAGTGAAACTAGATGATGTCACGTTCGACTGCGTGACAACCTTTTGTAGAGCGGGCTGGGCTGCAACAACGCTGGGAGAGAATAAGAGCGAGGCTGCCAAAAGCGACGTGTAGATCCGTAGTCCTGCAGGTCTTCTTCTCGTACCCATGTTGGTCCCTACTACGGTGTAGTGGTGATTGTGAAGCGGAAAATTTCG